TGCAGATACTGAAAGACCGCAAGTATGATATGCAAATGCAAAATGGAGATGACAGAGATGGAGGTGACTCGGGTTCTGCAGGCTATAAGTATTTGCTAAAACTTCCAATGGATAGCGTTTCAGAAGAGAATGTCGAAAAGCTGCGCAATGAGAAAGAAAAGAAAGAAAAAGAACTGGCATATCTTGAATCCAAAACAACGGAAAACCTATGGCAAGATGATTTAGCAGAATTGGAAGAAGAATATAAGAAGTTTATGGAATGCTCCAGCGCTGAAGAAGGAACCAAGACCAAGACCAAGACAAAACCAGAAGATGGATCATCAACTACAAAAGTAATATCAAAAGTAAAATCAAAAGCAAAAGCAAAACCATAACTAAAACCACTGGCACCAATTGCCGCACAATAAGTAACAGCAGGTTCGAATAGATTTTATATTTATATTTTTATTTTTATTTTTATTTGAGTAAAAATATAAAATACGTTTTCATATACCCACCTCTAAAACCAAGGATTAAGTTCGAGTGTCTTACCCTTGACATTGTCATATGTTGGCCATGTCATAAGAGTATACATACTACTCGCATCACGTTTATATTTCAAATATGCCTTGATTTCGTTCATTAATTTAGGAACACAATGAGCCACAACAAACTTATTTAATGCCGCTACTTGTTCTCTTACATTGTTTGGCAAGTTTACTGCGCTTTCAAGATAAATAGCTCGCATAATTATTTTAAGCTGATCATTGTCTTGTTGCCCGATAGTATACTGACCATTCGACAATTTATATACTTCAGCGCGAAGTGTATTTTGAATAATTTGCATATTTTCTGCACTAAAAAAAGTATTACTAACATCGTTGTCAATCCAGTTTCCAGTCATTGCATCGCGAAATGTTGTAACCTGGTTTACGGGAATTTTATCCCACATTGAGAAACGAATATCAGGAGGAGGTTCCATAATATCGATACGGCCATTGGATACATTTTTAGTAGATACGTTTTGAATATAAGGGTTTCCGCATAATCCCATAGTTGATGAAGCCATTTTAGAATATTTGTATAATGATACTATTATAATATATTACTATTTTATTTTATTCTTTTTAATTCTTTATTGTTATTCCCAATACTATACTAAATATAATAGACTAACATATAATACAAAATCATATAATACAAAATCATAAAATACAAAATCATGAATAAAACAAAACATTTAGATAATTTAATACATTAGTGATCAACTTATTATATAATATATATTTATAGTATATATTATATATTATATATTTGGTTAATTATATAGCACCCCTAATGTCGTTTAATAGCATAGTATTGATAGTCGCATCAGTAATATTTGTAATATTGATTGGTATTTTTGGTTATTTTATTTATGAGGCACAGAAAAAGCAGTATAATATTATCCCCGCATCATGTCCAGACTATTGGAGTTTATATTCAACAACAGATGCAAGTGGTAACGTAATTACAAAATGTCAATATCCTGAAGATCAAACCAACTGGGGAACATGCAATGAGAATAATCCACCTAGTCATTACACTCAACCATCGGGATTAACAAAACCATGTGATATATTTTTAGATAAATATAAATGGACAACCAATACCTGCGGTGGAACTATTCTATGGGATGGTGTAACAAATAATGATGACTATAGGACATCATGCACTCCGGCTCCTACATCGTAAGTCGAGATGAGTCGATATGATTTTATTTAGTTCATACTTTATAATATTTTAATATGAATAACCAATATTAAAATATAACATTACAATATATTACTAAATAACAATACTATATGGAGTCCGCTACTAGTAAACTAAGTTTTCGCAAAACACTGATTCTTATTGCAGTAATTGTTTTCCTATTTTTAATACCAATTACTACTATTCTTATACTGCGCGAAAACAATAAGAAAAGAATATGGGCACCGATGATAAGTCAGTGTCCAGACTACTGGAAGTTATCTAAAACAAACGAAGGGTATATAAAATGTTCTCCTAATAAACAAAAAAGTAATTCAGGTGGAAATAGTAATCCTTTTTTTACATACCAACTACCAAGCAAACAGAGTAAATATGATTTTGCAGTCAAAAATCGAATAATATGGGATGGTATCACAAACAATGCGGAGTTAGTAAGCCAACAAAGATTACCACCTGATAGAAACATTGGAATGTTGCTTGGTAACATGTTTACATTGGAAAGTTCAGGGTATGAATCTAGAACAAGACAAACACAGGACCCGAACTATCTCAATGAATAGGATAGTAAGAGATGTAAAACATGAGAGAAACGAGAGAAAGGAGAGAATAAATAGAAAATAGAATACGATAAATATAATAGACAACTTTAATATCCAATACAAAAACTAATCAAAAACTAGGAAAATAATATTACATTTGCAAATCAACATAGAAACATTTCTTGTATTTTAATAAGTTCTATTACTATACTAATCGTTATACTAATCGTTATACTATTCATTATACAAATAAGTTACAATATCAAAATAATAATAGTCAAGACATATAATAATAAACACAACTATCACACACATGAATACACTACAAATAAAAATGAATGAGATTCTTGAAAGAGAGCAAATCTATGATAAAATAAAAATAATATTGAAGGATTTCCAAGAGAATAAAAAGGATATCACACTCAAACGTGGTATTTATATCTATGGAAATCCAGGCACAGGTAAAACAGAATTTATTACAAGTCTTCTGCGCGAACAGAATTACGACATTATTAAATATGATGCAGGTGATATACGAAACAAATCTATCATTGATACGATTACACGACACAATATGTCTGACAAAAACATCATGTCAATGTTCGATAAAAAAGTCAAAAAAATCGTCATCGTCATGGATGAAATCGATGCAATGAATAATGGAGACAAAAGTGGAATAAATTCCCTTATAAAATTAATCCGACCTAAGAAGACGAAAAAACAAAAGGTAGAAGAGGTTTCATTTAATCCTGTTATTTGTATTGGCAATTATCAAATCAACAAAAAAATAAAAGAATTGATGAAAGTCTGTCACACATTTGAATTAAAGACGCCAACGAATGAGCAAGTATGCACGATTTTAAAGACGCTTCATTTAAAATTCGATAAAACATTGAAGGCAAATATTGTTTCATTTATTCAGGGCGACTTACGCAAGATGGTGTCTATTTGTGAGATGGCAAGTAAACAAAATAACATTCTACAGAATGATATTATTCGCACCATTTTTCAGACGAAAAGCTACAATGATGATAGCAAGAAACTGACACAACATTTGATTAATAATAACTATCCAATTGAACAGCATAAAGTGCTAATGAATGAAACGGATAGAACAACGATTGCGCTACTATGGCATGAAAATATAATCGACGTTTTGGGGAAGTATCAGAAAGATATTGCCGTGCCATTTTATCAGAAAGTATTGGACAATATTTGTTTTGCGGATTATATTGATAGAATCACGTTTCAAAATCAGGCGTGGCAATTTAACGAAATGAGTTCGCTTATTAAAACATTTTATAATAATAAGATTTATCATGAATACCCAGATTTTACAAAAAAAACAAAGTTCAATCCACTTGAAGTGCGTTTCACAAAAGTGTTGACGAAATACAGCACGGAGTATAATAACTCGCTATTTATTAAAACATTGTGCCAACAACTTTCCATGGACCAGAAAGACATGTTTTCATTTTTTATACATCTTCGCAAACTATATGGCGAAGAAGAAATATATAGCATGCTTGAAAACTATGAAGTTTCAAAATTAGATATTAATCGAATGTATCGCTATTTAGATAAGTATACACAGAAAGTATTTGAAACGCCGAGTGATAAAGGAGACACTGCAAGTGCATATGATAGCGATGATTCTGTGTGTTTATAAAATAAAAAATTATATATATTATAATAATACTAATAATATATATAATGTCATACTATAGTTCGTATTCTTCATATTTAAATACGCGACAATGTTGTAAGGATACAAATAGTGGAGGAGGTGGAGGAACTGGTGTAACAGGACCAGTAGGACCAGCAGGTGCAACAGGACCTCAAGGTGCAACAGGACCTCAAGGTGCAACAGGACCTCAAGGTGCAACAGGACCACAAGGTGCAACAGGACCACAAGGTGCAACAGGACCTCAGGGAGCAACAGGACCTCAAGGTGCAACAGGACCAGTAGGACCACAAGGAGCAACAGGACCACAAGGAGCAACAGGACCGCAGGGAGCAACCGGGCCACAAGGAGCAACCGGACCACAAGGTGCAACAGGACCTCAGGGAGCAACCGGGCCACTAGGAAATCAGATAATATATGCTACTTCATCACCATATAATGTAGCAGTAGGTGCAAACAATGACCAAATAACACTTATCGATGATATCGCACCAGTTACCCCTGATTATTATTCACTTGGTTCAAGCGGAACAAACAACGATGTTTACACGATAGAAACAGATAATACAAATTTATATATGGGAGGCAAGTTTACTAGCGTAAATGGAACTTCGGTAAATTTAATTGCAAAAACAAATACATCAGGTATAGTAACAGATACACTTAATGGAGGGTTTGCATTAGGACCGGCTGAACAAGTAAAAACTATAAAATATGCAGCATCTAACAAAATATACGCTGGTGGTGTTTTAAGCACTTCAGCAACAAATGCAACAACTTTAAATAATATTGGTTATTATAATGGCGCTTCGTGGAGTAGTATGGGTGCAGGAGTATCACCAGGGTTATCATCAGGAATCGTGAATACTATTAACATTCAGTCAACATCCAATGTGCTAGTAGGAGGAGGATTTACTACAGACTCGAATGGAAACAACATGAGATATATAACAGAATATAGTAGTGGTAATAACACATTTAGTCCTTTACAAGACCCAGAAATTACACCATATGGTGTAAATGGAACCATCAACGCAGTAGAAACAGATGGAACATATATTTATGTTGGTGGTTCATTTAGTAAAGCAGGAGGAAGAGATGCGTCAAATGTTGCGCGTTATCATATCGCAAACCAGACATGGGAGCCACTTTTTGGACAACTTTCTGATGCTAGTTCCGGTTCATATGTGGTATCTAGTATTGGCCAAGGAACAGATAATAGTGTAAGAGCATTACGCTGGGATGTTATAAATAATGTATTATATGTGGGTGGTGATTTTACATATGTTCAGAATTCACAAGTTGCAGCAAGTTATGTAGCATATTGGTCTCCAGGGTCTCCAGGAGCATGGTCTCCATTAAATGATACGAATGTTGGTGGACAAGGAACAAATGCACCGGTCTATTGTATTACTAACGATCTTTCAGGAAATGTTTATGTAGGGGGAACTTTTCAATATGTAGCAAATTCACTGCCTGTTAATTATGTTGCACTATGGAATATATCATCATCGCCATTTTGGACTGCATTACCTGCTGGACTTGGTGGCACAAATGTCGGTGTAAGTGCACCTGTAAGGTGTTTGTGGTTTGGAACATCTCCATATTTTTCAGGTGGAAATGGTTTACTTTTGGGTGGCGACTTTACAAATATTACTACAACAAGTGGTTCAGCGACAGCAAATTATGTTGCAGCGTGGATACCGCAAAATTCCGAATGGTATGCAATATATTCCGATAATTCCAGTAGTCCACCAAGTAGTACCCCAGGAACAAATGCACCCGTAAATGCGATAACATATGATTCTTCAAATAACTACATGTACATAGGTGGCACATTTACAGATGTATACAATGAGTCTGGGAACATACCTTGTAACTATATAGTTAGATATACTATTAGCGGTTCAGGAAGTAGTTCAGGAACAAATTACTTTAATGGTTCATGGGACCCATTCACAAATATGTCTGGGCCTATTTACTCTTTATTTTTTTCATCATCAAACTCTTATTTATACGCAGGTGGTTCATTTGGTGGTGGTGGAGGAATTTCACTACTAAATACAGGATATTGGAATGGTTCAACATGGATTCAAACGCCTGCCCCATCGCCAGTAGGTAGCGGACAAGGTGTAAACGCACCAGTATATTCTATAAAGTATGACTCCAGTAATAATATTATTATAAATGGTGGTGCTTTTACGTTATCTCTTGAAGCAAATAGCAATATTCTTTCGAATTATGTTTCATACTTTAATGTAAACAATAATACATGGAACACATTAAAAGAAACAATTATTCCATATGGTGTTAAAAATGTAACTACACCAACCGGAAAAGTTTATGTAGTCTTATATGATGGTATTAGCAAAATATATGTAGGGGGTGATTTTATAAACGTTGGTGGTATTTATGCAAATAGCATAGCAGTGTATGATATATCAAATAATGTATGGTCTGCGTTGGTTGATAGTAACACAAGCACAAATGGTGTAAATGCTCCTGTTCGTTCTCTTTGTCTCTTTGGTGCGTTATATGTGGGTGGCGACTTTACAACCGCTGGTGGAGTTGTTGTAAACTATATAGCTGCATGGAGTCCGAGCACCACAACATGGAGTTCTTTAAATGGAGGAGGAACGAATGGACCTGTATACGCAATAACATCAAATAGTTCCGAAATTTTTGTAGGTGGTAATTTTACAGATGCAGGCGGGATTAGTGGTGTTAATAATATTGCATCATATAATTCAGGAACATGGGCAGCTCTTACAGATTCTACTTATAGTTCTTCAGGAACAAATGGTCCTGTATATGCAATCACTTTTGGTAGTTCTTTAACTAATCCAATTATTATTGGTGGTAGTTTTGCTAATGTAGCAGGAGGAAGTTTAACTGCTAGTAATATAGTTGCATGGAATGGTACAAATTTTGCACCATTATCAGATTTTGTTGGTAACGAAGGAACAAATGGGCCTGTTTATGCGTTGGCAATTGGTGGTTGGGGTATATCACCTACTACAAATACAATCGTATATGTTGGTGGCGCTTTTACTAGTGTGGCAAATGGTAGTTTAGGTGCTCAATATATCGCTTCATATGACTATTCAAGTGCATCATGGAATGTAGTTGGAAATAATAGTCTAAATGCATCTGTCAGAACATTACACTATCCGGGACAAAATCAAGGTTTAGGAGCGCAAGATACAAGATTGTTTATAGGTGGAGAGTTTACTACTGCAGGTATTCAAGACTATTTAAGTAGTTATTCAATAACAACACTTGTAAATGGAATTTTGCTATTTCAAGAAAGTGGTTCAGTTTCTTCAAATTCATATAATACATTGCCATACTTATCAAGTAATGGCGGAACATTGTATTCTACTGGAGTAAACGGAGTTAAACTAGTAGATGCAGTGTATTCAGTATACTTTATATTAAATAGTAGTTCACTAATAGTAGGTGGAGGATTTACTGGTTGTTATGGCCTTTATCCAACGCAGTTGTCTCGTAATATTGCAATAATGAGTTTTAGTAATACTTGGAATATTATGTCATCGCAGCAAATCCCTGCGCTAGATACAGGAGAAGTAAATGCTGTTGTGCGCGTTGGTAGTAGAATCTACGTCGGTGGTTCATTTAATAACTTAATAACCAATAACCAAGTTCTTAATAATTTTGCATACTGGGATACATCTACGTATTTATGGTATTCTATTGGAGCGTCATCCAATACCATAGGTATAAATGGCGTAGTATATACTATGGAACTTTATGCGGGAGTAAATCTTTTAGTTGGTGGTTTATTCAATACAGCGAATACAATCACATTAAACGGAATCGGAAATTTCAGCACTGGTAGTGAGACATGGACACAACTAGGAACAGGTGTAAATGATGCAGTTAGAGATATTTATTATACAAGTGGAACCACTGCATACATATGCGGAGACTTTAGTGCAACGGGTAATGGTTTAACGCCTATATATCGGGTGGCAAAAATCAATTTAAATACACTACAGATAGAGCAAATAGCGAATAGTTCAAATACGCATGTTGGCTTAAATAATATAGTCTATTCAAATTTATTTCTTACACCTAGAATTTATTTTGGTGGAAATTTTACAAATACATCACCAGTATCAGACTTACCTTTGCAAAGTTTGGCTTTTTATTTAACAACAACAACGATTATACCTTTACAAGTTACAACATCAGCTATTAATGGATTTTTAAATACTGAAACCGGAAACACACATACAACTATTACTATTCCCACAAGATATAAACTAATAGTTATTATTTATAATTCTTCATTAAATCAGTGGCTGGTAACATATAGGTCTACCGGTGTAACATTTTCATAGAAAAGTAAACAACAAATTATTTCAAACATAATAAGTATAAAAACTATACTTATTATGATATTCCAGTTGAAATCCAAACTCAAACATCGACCAATTATATTACTCCTCCACTGCTATCATTCGCGTCGTCCTCGCAACCTTCGCCTTCCACCAGTCTAGCGAATCTTGCGAAAATGCATTGCGATGATAGCGCCTATGTTCTGCAGCCTGTTGTGGCGAATCATAGAAATAAAAATCCGGCTCATATTTTCCACGACTCGCCCGGGCATCGCACACCTTCCAGAGCAAATCCTCGCACAGCGAACCAACACGCCAAGGATATTCGACTCCCGTGACCGCGTTTACGATATACCTACCCTGCACATTCGATGAAAAAGACCTTGGACGTTTATTCTTTTTGTCATTAGCACCCCCGCCGCCACCACCACCCGTTGAACCAGCATCGTCCCAGTCATCTCCACCCATAGCTACTGCAACACCCCCACCACCCTTTTGTCCATATGCATTTTTTGCCATAGTAAATGTAATGTAACGTAACGTAACGTAACTGATAATTATATGTAACAAAATTTCTTTAAGCCATTTTTAAATATATTCTTGACGTTGACGCATATTATCGCGCATTATCACACATTATTTATCACAACAACTTCACATGATTCATTCACCTTATGTTCCAATTCATTGATGATAACATTTTTTTCATCTAGTATTGTCTGTTGTTCATCAATAAGCAACTTTAATCGTTGATTTTCTTTCATAGCATTTCCGTATAAGTCTTTTAAACTTTTAAACTGCTCCAATTGTTTCTGTTGTTTGTATAATAGTTCAACCACTTCTGGGATGCTAAGTTCACGCGGCCCTTTACCTTCTTCTTGAAACACTATTTTTAATTGTGATGGGTATGAAAGTTGTTGTGATTGTTGCACCTGTATACTTTTCATCATCTGATTTTTCCTCTCTTCAATCTCACCAATCTGTTTCAACACATCCGGTTTTAATTTTATATCCCCCGGTTCGTATGCAGCCAGTCTTTTTTCCATTTCTTCCGTAAAAAATTCCACGATTTTATCATCTTTAATAAAGTCGCCTAGAGTCTTTGAGCTATATTTCGCATACTGGCTATCCGGGTGTCCAACTATGTCAATATTATCCAATAGTTTCCTCTTATCCATCGTATTGTGCGAGTGTGAAAAAACCAATATCGTTTTGATTGGATCTAATTGCACAAATGGTATCGTATATCCTTTTAAAAATTCGCGCTCTTCCGCCAAACATGCATCTTCATTATACCTGGTCTGTTTCAACAACTGCCGCTTAAATGCGAATGTTCCTGCAGTAGCATGATCTTTTCCATATGGCCCAAATTGCACCATCCGTTTTCTATCATTGAAATAAATATACATTTCACTCGATCCAGCACATAATGCGGTAGGATGCGTAGTAAGCATATTTACCGCATGCGATACGCGGTCGGGAGGATAGTAGTCATCATCATCCATATAAACGATAATATCACCCTTGGATTTGTCGTGCATAATGTTTCTTTTTTTACCAAGTGTCATTTTTGTAGTATACCTGAAATATTTTATATTTGGATGAGATGCAACCAAATCTTCTACTGAGTCCGTCCCGTCATCTACAATAATCCACTCCATTCTATCTTTGGGATAGTCTTGATTATCGAAACAAGCAATCATCATTTCAATAAATGGCCGACGATTGAATGTCGGCGTGCATACGCTAACAAATGGGAGGTTACTGCTTAGATTGTTACGAGAATTGTCGACCTTGGATTTATTTTTATTATTTTTTGTCATTTTATTAATTATTAATATTATTATATTTTTAATAATATTTTATGCTTAATACTATTTTATTATTTTGTTTTCACATTATTTTTAATAATATCATCAATAATATCATTAAAAATATCATTAAAAATATTTTATAATTAAATTAACTGCTATGTTTCATAAGTTGCAATACTATACTTACTAAAACTATAAACATAATTCCTGCGCCACCAGATGGACCTAAATCAGAATAACCATATAAACATATTTGGAAGTAAAAAATAATTAACATATATGGTATAAGACTCTGAAATATATCCTTAAATTTTGTTTTTGTATCTGAATTTGAATTTGACCATGGATAAATAAAAAATACATATATGGCTTGAACCGCCATATATATTCCATTACCGAAAGCTAAAATCATTCCAATCGTAAAACTAAATATCAAACCCCATACTATATGAGTCTGTAATATTCCGAATATAAATGTTGTAATTCCTGACCATATTCCTATAACAGGTATAATCATATTCATCATTACAAATGGCCATATTAAAAATGCTGCTATTTTTAGCCCTGTTCTGTGTTGCATCATATCATCACCATACCATGTTCCTTTGTCATTTTCTAAAACTTTATCTTTAATACTTAAAATAGATAATAAAACACGTATCAGTGTCCTTCCACCTTTTCCAAGTCCACCATATGTTGCTTCAAATAGATATTGTGTTAATGCGGGAAAAAAACCTACTTGATTTTTAGGATCTTGTTTTCCTTCTTTTGATAACCATAAAAAATATGTTGTATCTTTTTGTCTTTTAATTATTTTTCCCTCATCTATAAATTTTTCTTCTCTACCACCTATACTTCTTCCTACACCTAAGTTATAAGGAAAACCATATGTATACCAACATTTTGATTCCGAATCTTTTGTATATGGAAGTTTATACTCATCGACGGGAAGAATATAATCCAAATTATCTTTTGATTCTGTAGTTAAAAATAAAGCATTTGTTGCCAAAAAACCCCATATATATGCAAATAATACAGATAGTAAAGCATGCATGCAAAAAATTAAAATACCATTTGGATTCAGTTGTTCTCCAGCAGCTTGCTGTGTATTTGATTCATCTACACTTGTCGGGCTTATATCACTATTACTAGCATCACCACTGATATCTGAAGATCCAAATGTATTTGACATTGGGTTACTATTACTGCTTCCGCTGCCACTTCCGCTGCCACTTCCGCTGCCACTTCCGCTGCCACTTCCGCTGCCACTTCCGCTGCCACTTCCGCTGCCACTTCCGCTGCCACTTGTGTCAAACATATCGAATCCTTCAATTATTATATCATCTTTATCACCTAATACCTTTTTATTCTTTTTTCTATTTTTTTTTGTTAGTTTTTCAATATTTGATGTATTAAAATATGCTACTGACATATAATATAATATAATATGTATAAATAATATATATATTATAACATTTTATATTATTGAACCTAAAGGTTATAATATTTATGAATCAACGAATCAATGAACCAGACAATGAACCAGACAATGAACCAAACAACATATTATAAACATATTTAAAGTTTACTATATAAAATATAGTATTGTATCCAGAGCCATTAATACTACCATGCCAAAAATCGAAGAAGGTATCAAGCTTGATTTCCATAATGTTCTCATTCGCCCAAAACGTTCAACTATTAATAGTCGTTCTAATGTCAATCTAAAGCGCGTATTTCGGTTTAAAAACTGCAAATCATTAAAATCATGGGAAGGTATTCCTATTGTCGCCGCAAATATGGACACGATTGGATGCTTTGATGTATATAAAGTATTATCAAAATTCAATATAGTAACTGCATTTCATAAGTTTTATGACGTCGATGATTTTGTAGAGTATCAATCCCGTAACGACATCGTGTTTAATCCCGACTATTTCATGGTATCTACCGGTATCCAAGAACATGATTTTCAACGCCTACAAAGAATTCTTGCAGAAGTCGAGTGTAACTGGATATGCATCGATATCGCAAATGGTTACATCAAAGCTCTTGTTGACTTTTGCAAAAGAGTTCGTGAAGCATACCCTGACAAAATTATTGTCGCAGGAAATGTCGTCACTCGCGAAATCGTGGAGGAACTTATCCTTAATGGTGGTGTGGATGTTGTTAAAGTCGGGATTGGTTCGGGTAGTGCATGTTTGACACGAATGAAAACAGGCGTAGGTATGCCTCAATTATCTGCAGTCATGGAATGTGCTGATGCAGCTCATGGTGTTGGTGGACATATTATAAGCGATGGCGGAATAACATGTCCTGGTGATATGGCAAAAGCATTTGGTGGAGGCGCGGATTTTGTAATGGTTGGTGGTGCATTCTCCGGGCACGACGAGAATCCAGGCGAACTTGTTACAAATCCTGACGGCTCGCAGTCTAAAATATTCTATGGCATGAGTTCATCACATGCTATGAAAAAACACTACGGAGGTATGAGCGATTATCGTTCATCGGAAGGTCGTCTTATTCGCGTCCCATATCGCGGCCCTATTGAGAACACAATTCTTGATTTTCTGGGAGGGCTGCGAAGCACGTGCACTTATATCAACGCGTCATGTATCAAACATATGCCACTTTGCACGACATTTGTGCATGTATCACAGCAACTAAATACATCGCTTGTGTAGCACTATTACCTCGCATACATGAGACCCACATTTCCAGACATGAATGTAACAACATTGAAACGCTCTTCTAAAATTACCAAATTGTAGTTATATTCGTATATTCGCCATGTTGGTTTATTTACACCAATGGGTATCGGCGTATTTGTAACAGGGTCAACTGCGGTATCACAAATCGTCAAAAACTGCACATCAGGATTATTTTTCGGATAATACGTAGTAAACTCAAACTGCACATTCGAAAACTTGCTTGTATTTAGCGCACCTGATGGCTGTGTATTGAAAGGATTAGTATCTATACAAAAATTGTAACAATATAGACCATCAGGTCCATTCCCTTTTGTTCGCACATATTTTTCAATGTAGTTGTATACACCCGCATCAAGCGTCGTCTCACGATATTTTCCATCCAAAAGAATCGACAAGTTCATCAATATATCGCGCTGATTTTCGACATTAAATGGCTGTGTGATAAAATAACCATTTAGTCCACTAGTTACTGGATTATATCCTGGTGCAAAACCAGCATTATATGGCGACAAACCACATCCGAATGAAGTTATTCCTACATAGTCTGCCGCCGCTTCCGCAGGTGATGCTGGTGCAGGTATTACATCAGATGGTAAGTAGTTATACGGCCAGTTCGTATAATTGCTCCATTGATTGCGCAGATTAATATCGCTCCGCTGAAAATAGAACATCCAACTACTTACCATACCTATCGTATTTTCCAGCCATACACGCTGTGTTCCTGTTACATTCTCGAAGTTCCATTCATATGCCGATTTGATTAAATATTTTTGCTCATTTCGCGCAAATAAATTCGCCTCTTCATTTGATAAAAATCCGTATGTGCTTATCAGGTGTATGTCTGCATTCCAATCTACTTGCGCTGGGTTACTATATGTTCCTTTATCTAGTGATACACTCGGTGGGGTCTGTAGAAAACGATACAGCTGCATATAATCTTTAGAATAATTGGGGCGGACAATTGGGTAATTATTTGCAACATCCATAACATCTCGTATCGTATAAAGGTCTTGAACTGGTCGCAACACAACATCTATCTTTAGCTGATTATACTGGAGTGCGGTTAATGGGAATGCCATTTTGCTCGTCAGTGTAAACCATGCATTTATAGGAATATATAGTTTGCGGCTTCTTATGGAGGGCTCAGCACCTTGAGGGAGTGTTGTATAATACGCATTAGGATATGTATTCACGCGACTTCCAGAATTTCCCGGGTCATTTAGTTCAGGCACGTTTCCTGTCATTTGGTCATATAAGTTTTTCTTATCATCCGGAAAATCGCGCTGGACAAGTGCAAGTAAATATTTACCAGTTAATACTTGTAGTGTTTGTCCACCGACAGATATCACAATCTCTTTAATCATTTGTGTCCCTAAATTTTCAATCCACTTGAATTCGTATGGTGCCCAATTTTCGGCACAATTACCTGGTGGCCATATTGGGCTCCATATTGTTGGCATAGTTACAACCAGATACGTATCCATCAATAAGTCAGCATATCGTGGAATATAGAATGTGAACCTGGATTCTTCTGACAACCGCAATCTCCTCTGCCCATCAAAATCAATGCGAAATTTCTGCATTCCAAAATTCGTATATTTTGCATAGGTTGATTTAAAAAATGTTTTTGTAGGATTTCCATTTAATATAACGTTTTGATTTCCATAAGATACAAGATTTAGCAATCCGCCAGTCATTTATATAATATATATTTAATATATTTAATATATATTATAGTTATAATTATATAGTAAATATAGTAAATATATATTATATAACACATAGAACACATAGAACACATAGAACATATACAACACATAATAATCATAAAACTACTATTAATAAATATTATCAATGTCATATAGTGCGTCACCTAATACGTCAACTTTATCCAATGCAAGACAACAAATGACTCAAAAGTTACAAGAAGTAAAAGCGTCATTACAAAATTTAAAACTTTCAGATATTAAAAATATTCAAAAATCTCCCGTTGCAATCCACTGGTTCGGTGTATCGTTTGTCATTGTTATTTTACTATGGGTGATTACATATATTACTGCAAAATTAAATCTTGGTAGTGTGAATTGCTCTGTCATATCTAGGGACAATCCAAACCCAACACAAATTGGTTCTCTGAGTAGTAAATTATCATTGCCTAACTATGTTGGCAAAAATATGCGCGATTTTTATATAAAAACCGCCTACAACTGCTGTGCATCAGGTGACTTCAAAAATGACTATGTTTCGATGTGTGCCCTTTATAATGTGATTGCACAGGGTTGTCGTTGTCTTGATTTCGAAATTTATTGTTTGAATAATATACCTGTTGTCGCAGTATCATCTATTGACCAAGTTGGTGTGAAACAAAGCTATAACTTTTTATCTGTATCCGATGTATTAGATGCGATTAATAAATATGCATTTAATGGGAATACATTACCAAGTTTAGTTGCTGGTTCGACCAATGAACCTCAGCGTTTTTGTCCAAATCCAACTGATCCATTGTTTCTACATTTTCGTCTGAAAACAAACAAGGTTGATGTTGTAAATCAACTCGCCGCAATCATCGCACAAACATTTGAATCTAAATTATTACCAATTAAATATATGCGTGAAGCAAATGGCAAAAATATGACGAAAACCCCTATTAAAGATTTAGTCGATGATGTGAATGGAAAAGTAATTATTATGGTCGAGAAAAGTAATAACACTAGTGGTATGCAAATTTTATATCAGTCTTCAACTATGTGGGAACTTACAAACATCACAACAAATTCTGTTTTTATTCACGAAAAACGTTTTACAGAAATTAAGAATACGAATGCCCCGAATGATGTTATAAACTATAATCGCCAAAATATGACAATAGTTTTGCCGGATTTGAATGAAAATAATACAAACTATATATATGTTGTGCCTAGATTACTGGGGTGCCAGTTTATTGCAATGAACTTTCAGAATACTGACCAAAATCTCATTTCTTATAATAAATTCTTTGATGATAGCAAATGTGCATTCGTTCCTAAGCCTGCCGAGTTGTTATATGTTCCTGTTGAAGTGCCAGCACCTAAGCAGATTGATAATGCTCTTATGTTTAGCAATAAAAATACTATAAATATAGGGGATTTGCAACTTGATATGTAGTATACGTAAGTATACGTAAGTATACGTAAGTAAGTATACGTAAGTATACGTAAGTAAGTATACGTAATTATATAACTATTGTTTTACTATCGACAATAGTTATACAATATATATTTTAATTTAGTATTCTTCTATTTTCTCCTAGTTCGTCTACTCATTGGTCGATTCCTTATTTTCGAATTACTTCTCTTGTTTCTCCCCTTTCTCTCGTTTCTACGCCTTGTCTTGTTTCGTCTGCTGCGTTTCTTTCTTCCTCCTCCTATTCCAATATCTTTCGGTATCAGAGGAACACTAGGTTGAGCATGAAAAAAACTAGAACAACTAATGTCTATTATAGAGACGCGTTTTTTTTCATGTTTCCCTTCAAAGTATACTTCATCTATTTTAGATGAAATTAATAAAGAAATTTCACTTAATGTTATGCCAGATTGTCCTCCTAACATAGGATCCGGTGATTTACCAGCAAAAATTTCATCTAGTCCAATATCAAAAAAACTTGTTTCAGAAGTTATAGATATTTCTCCTTCATCATTTTTACTTGAAACCATAGTATATCTATATACTCTTACGCCTAATGGAACACCTGCATCGTTTACAGGATGATATGAATATGTTTTTTCAACATGATTCGCATTATAAAGACCTCCTTTTACAATAGTTCTTATACAAGGAAACCTTTCATAAGCATTTGCCAATGCATACTGACGTTTTATACATGAATCTGAACCAGGTACTGCTTGTGAAATTGCATATCTACAATTTTCATAAAAATATTGTTGATCGTGTCGACGTAAACCCCAAAGTAATGCATATGAAAATGCATCAAACAAGTCATCATTTATTTTTAAAGCTCCGCGTTGACTCATACAAATAATAGCATTAACAGCATTTTTTTGTATAATATTATACCTTTCATCACTTACATCTAAAAATGCATAGTCAACTTTAAAATTACTCATTACTATTTTAACACAACCTGTTACAAGTGAAAATAATCTACGTTTTATACCATGACTTACTTTTTGAATTGAACTTACTATTTTTGGAAACTTTGGAAACTTTGAACGGATAGTTGACTTCGGTATTGAACTAACTAATGTAATTACAGGTGTGTCTGTTATATGTTTACTTTTTACATGTTTCTTACCACCACCACCTTTTTTAAACTTAGACACAGATTTAGCACGCCTATCTCTATGTATACGGCTAAATCTAGAACTAGAACTATGTGATTTTGGCGATGGTGATGGTGATGGTGATGGTGATGGTGCTTGTGACGTAATCTCTACTGAAGATATTTTCTCCGTAAGTAATAATGAAAATCTATTTAAATTTTCCATGACAACTGGGTGATACACATCATCTATTAAACTAGGTATACCTGTATTAATTTGAGATGCAGGAGCAGCTCCGCAAATAGTTAACGACTCATATCCGTCAAATTTATTTCTTGGCACTATTAATGGAGCATTTCTTCTTGTAACTGACGTAACAGGTGTTTTAGTATTGTCAATAGCATACCCTCCATGTAGAAATAAAATAACAATAAATAAAATTTTATCATTTTCTATTTTAGAATCACGTGAACCACCATTATGTTCATATAGTTTTGGTGTTTCATATATTTCATCTGTTTCATCTACTTCTTTAATGGGAGATAAAACAGGTTCAAATATATTTGACGTAGATGTCATTTTTTTTCTAGGAGTTGGAATTACAGATTTATAAATATATTTATCCTGTATATCATCATTTTTTACAAATACGCTTTCTGGTAAAGGTGTAACATTAGCATTACTTAAGCTTTTAAAAAAATCACCTGGATTTCTTTCTGCTTCTACTTTTGCTGTTATTTTTTCATTTGATAATATTTCCATGTATTATTATAATATTTTTATAAAAACTATCTTAATATATTATCTCAATATATTATCTCAATATATTATCTCAATATATTATCTCAAGGTAATATAATTACAACATACAATAAAAACATAAAAATAAAAATAAAAATAAAATGAATTATGGAAATGGAACAGACATTTTATTAAACACTATTTACTATGAAAACCGCGAACTAGAATTATTAAAAAATGCCATGGATGTCGAAGCGAAAAAACGCGGCGAGCGTATTGCGCAAAATCCGATCATGAAAAATATTATAGACGTTCTTGAAAAGTTTATTCATGACAAGAAACTCGTATGTTACGGCGGCACCGCGATTAATAATATTCTCCCCAAAGAAGACCAGTTTTATAATCGAAATATTGAAATACCCGACTATGATTTCTTTTCCCCTAATGCAATGAACGATGCAAAAGAATTAGCTGATATTTATTTCAAACAAGGTTTTTCCAGTGTTGAAGCAAAAGCAGGAGTTCACTATGGCACATATAAAGTATTCGTCAATTTCTTTCAAATCGCAGATATTACACAAATTGACAGCAAGTTATTTAGTAGTCTTAAAAAAAATGCGATAAGCAAAGAAGGTATTTTATATTCTCCACCTAATTTTCTACGGATGGCAATGTATTTAGAGTTGTCGCGCCCAAGCGGCGATATAACACGTTGGGAAAAAGTTCTCAAGCGTCTCAACTTATTGAACAAAAACTACCCTTTAAAAGCAGTTGGATGCGACCCCGATTCATTTGCAAAATCTTTATCTGCGCGTTCATATAATAAACAATACTTTCATGAAAAAGATAAAATACAAGATGTTATCAAAAATATAGCGGGGGTTGCTACGTCGTCATCCGACAAACTTGTCCTTATTGGTGGATACGCATTTTCACTTTATTCACGATACTTGAAAACCCAAGAGCGTGCATATTTGACTGAAAATCCTGTTTTTGATATGTTGTCTTCCAATCCTGACAAAACCGCAAAACTAATTAAAGAAAAATTGGAAGCCGCTGATATTCGTGACGTAAGTATCGAAAAAAAACCATCCGTATCCGAATACTTGTCGACGCATTATGAAATAAAAATCGGCAGTCAACCTGTTGTATATCTTTTTAGACCCCTTGCATGTCATAGTTACAACACCATTAAAGTAGACAATAAAATATATCGGATTGCAACTATCGATACGATGCTCAGTTTCTATTTATTATTTTTATATATTGATCGACCTTATTTCAACCCCAAACGAATTTTATGCATGTGTGAATATTTGTTCAAAATCCAGCAGAAAAATCGTGTAAAATTGCGCGGAATATTGCGCAGGTTTAGCGTATCATGCTACGGAAAACAAAAAACTATCGAAGATATTCGCAACGAAAAAGCGGAGCAATTCAAGCGTCTTAAAAATAAACGCAAAACTCGCGAATTCGATAAATGGTTTCTTCGATACAATCCTGAAAATAACTCTGCAAATAAGCCTTTTATCGAAAAAAATAAACCGAAAAAGACAAATCAAGATATAATCAATGAGGCAAAATTGGCTTTTGAAGCAAAGGCGATTACATCGAACGCTATTATTAATCAGATAGAAAAGATTCAAAAAGATACATTGGTTTCTAAACGTAAAAATGTAAGAAAGACAAAAAAGAATGCCAACAAAACTGCTAACAAAACTGCAAAATCTTATATGCAGACAATACCTGTTATGATGGAACCTAGCGCAAAGTTGCGTTCGCGTAATAAAACATTACGGCGCAAAACAGGTGTAGAAGCGGGAACAAGTCTAAGACAGGAAAAAATAGATACAAATATGACAGATAAAGAAGTTGAGAATATATTATACGTAAAAGATATAATTACTCCTTCATTATTGTCTAGCTCAACATTTAGCACCCCAGATAGCGAGAATATTATTTTTGTAGAATAATACATATAAAACTGCATTATTTATTATTAATCATGTTTCTCTCATTTCTCACATGAACTTATTATATAAATTAAACATATATAAAATGAATAAGAGTAAGTTATATATCTGCATATTAATCATAATAATCATGACAACTCCAACTCCAACTCCAACTCCAACTCCAACTCCAACTCCAACTCCAACTCTAAATCAAAACTCATCTCCATCATCGGATGACGATAGCATCAATAATAATTTGATATGGTGTGGACATTATAAATCGAGATGTACTATAATCGCAAAATGTTGTGGATATGAATTTGGATGCAGGTTTTGTCATGACACTCAAGTTGAATCTCATACTATGAATCGTTATGAAGTAGAAGAGATAGTTTGTAATAAATGCCACTTGCGACAACCTGTATCAAATTCATGCAAAAACGAGAAATGTGATAGCAAAGACATTCCGTTCGCAAAATACTATTGTGACATATGTCATATCTATTCTGATAGTCACTTTACAGAAATATATCACTGCGACAAATGTAAAATATGTCGCATGTGTAGTTTAGGATATACAAAAGAAGACTATATTCATTGCGACAAATGTGGTGGTTGTATACTTGGTAGCTTGAAATATACACATAAGTGTGTAGTCGACGTATTAAAAGGTGATTGTTGTATATGTTTAGAAAGTATTTTTTTATCAAAAGAATCCGTAAGATTACTACCATGTGGGCATGTTATTCATGGAAAATGTTTAGAAGATTTATTAAAAAATAATAGAATATCCTGTCCTCTATGTAGAAAAACTATATTGGACGGCGAAGCATTGCAAGTCCTAATAAGAAGAATGGACACACTTATTGAATCAAATCCTCTTCAACAAAGTGTATTGACAAAAATAAAATGCAACGATTGTGACTTTAATGATAAAGTATTATACCATCACATGGGATTAAAATGTGGTGGATGTGGAGGGTACAACACCATAAGAGATAGGGATAACGAAACTTAAGATATAATAGTAAACTATATAAATATATAAAAGTATATAATAATAATAGTAGAATAAGACCAAGATAAAATAATATGTTTAGAACCAGTATCAAAACATTATCTTTATTTAGAAAAAATAGTAACTATAATTATAATTATAGTTATAGTCATAACGCATTTAAAAAAAAGGAACAACCAACATTATACAACGATGCATTTAATATGTTTATACAGAGTGCGTTTGTAAAAGAATATACAAATAGTAAAGAAACTAAGTATAGTAATAATGATGAAACAGAGTTAAAAATTATATGTCAAATAACTGGTTGTGAAAAAAATAATAAAGATTGTAGTTGTGACAAAATATGTATAGTTAAGAAATCAGAAATATCAATGATTTGTGACTTGTTATAATAATTTATTTATATAATTTATTTATATAATATATACTATATTCTATATAATATATACTATATTTTATATAGTATCCATAAACTATGCAATATATTTCAATACCATTATTTATAGTAAGTTTTTTAATAGGAATGGTGTATATTTACTTATCAAATCCACCTACTAGAACTATAACTATCTATCCTACTATAGACAATCTTGGAAAATTCCAATATAAGGACCGCGCAGATAATTGTTTTGCATTTATTCCAAACGAAAAGAAGTGTCCATTTATGTCAAATTCTATTAAAAAAATACCTATTCAGGTTTAATAATTATAATATTATACTATAGTTATATATAATTTATAATTATATTATATATAACACAAACACAACAACAATACAACAACTATACCAAAACAAGAAAAGAAATGAATATTAAAAGATGGCTGCATTCGGATACGAGCAAATATATTATTTCAGTTATTTTAGGATTAGGTCTTTCAACATTATTTAGAAAAGAATGTATAGGTGATAAATGTTTACAATTTTTAGCACCTTCTGTAACTGAATTAGAAAAGGAGACATATATGTATGGTAAAAAATGTTACACGTATAGTAGTTCATCAGAAAGCTGTGATGATGGGAAAAAGAAAGTAAGTTTTGCGTAGTAAATAAAATCTATCAATCTTTGTAGAATATATTAAGAAAATGGGCGACACTACAAGCATTGATGACCTTCCTACTGATCCAAGTTCTGGAAATATGAATAATAATGTTGTTTTACAAAAAATGGAGTTAAGTAGCGGAGCTGGGATTGGAGCTGGTAATGGTCAAGGTATGCATGGACAAGTGCAAGGACAAGTATACAATCCTAGTATTGCAGGTTTAGGAGTAGGAGTAGGAGTAGGAATAGGCGGAGGCGGATCAACACAACCACAAATGCAACCGCCACCGAATATAATGAATGAGATGATTTCGGGGCTACAAAGAGCAAGTGCTTCAGGCATGACGAACCTACCATCTAGGGATATATCTATGAGTACTTCAAGTATGATGAATGATGCACAAATAAAACCTAATTTTATTCCTAATCCACAAGCACAAGCACAAGCACAACAAATAAATCAATACGGCTCACGTCCGATGCCATCAAATAACTATATTGAAGAACATGAACAAGATATGACCAATGAAGAAAAATATAGAAAGTCGCAGATTGAAAATTCGAATGCTGAAAATATATATAAACTTATGCAAGTACCTGTTATAGTAGGTATATTATATTTCGCATTTCAATTACCTGTAATGAGAAAATACGTTTTAAAATTTATCCCATCTGTTTTCAACTCAGATGGAAACTATAATATTAGTGGACTTATTTTTATGAGTGCATTATTTTCAGCATCATATTTTGGGTTGTCAAAGGTTCTTGAGATGTCGGAGTCATGGTGATGGTGATGGTAATGCCGATGGCATAGTATTGACGAGATGAGAAACGAGAGAAACGAGAGAAACGAGAGAAAAATAATTCATAATTAAATATTCATATTCTCAAAATAAATATAATTTCTCTTCCACAAAATTGATGAATTTTATATGATATTATATAGTATCATATCAAAACACAAGACACAAAATTAAGTCATGGAAAGTTATTCAAACTC